ACCATGCCGATACAGCGGATAAAATGGTCCCTATCGGGTTTTTTGAAGTAAAAAAGAACTCAATAAAGCCGTCCAAAGATGAGCGTTACACGCATTCGGAGTTCATGGACGAAAACATGAAAAACTTCGTTAGATCGTTTGAACGGTGGAATGAAGAACAAAAACAATAGCTTAGAGAGCGCGGCCCACGGGTCGCGCTTTTTTAGTAACGTAACTACTATATAGGCTCGAAAATAAAAAAAATATTTTTAAGTAAAAATAGGTGTTACAGGTGTTACGACGTTACATTGGTGTATAACTTACTGAAATATATGTAATACCTTGTAACACAAGTAGCGTAACACTATGAAATCAATGGTGTTACACTTTCTTAGACAGGAAAACGGCCTTATTGGCTGTAATTTTGTTTTTTATAAAAAATAATTTTTGCTCTATATAGTGTAATGCGTTACTAATATCTGAACGTGACCTTTTTAACGGGGTAATTATGGCAAGAGTGGCGGCGAGTAAAGTAACAGGTAAACCTAGAGAACGGCGAGGCAGACCACCGGCTGGTGTGGATCAGCCCCTGACGCGCAAACAGGAGCTTTTTGTAAAAGAACTGGTGAGCAAGGACGGGCAGATTACGTTACGCGAGGCGGCTATCAATGCTGGGTATGCTGTAACGTCGGCGCATAGCAGGGCGTATGAATTGACCAACCCACACATATCACCTCATGTTGTGGCAGCGATACAGTCTTATCGTCGAGAGCTTGACGAAAAGTACGGCATCACCTTTCACCGGCACGTTAGAGACTTGCAGAACATACGGGATATTGCTTTACAGAACGGGGCATACAGTGCCGCCGTGCAAGCTGAATATAGAAGGGGACAAGCGCAGGGGGACATATACGTTAATAAATCAGAAATCCGTCATGGCTCTATCGACAGTATGAGCAAAGAGGATGTTTTGAAAGCGTTAGAGGAAATCAAACAAAGCTATGCCCCAATCACAATCGACGTCACTCCCAAAGAAAAAAAGAATGCCAGCAATCGCGGTAAAGCGCGAAAGCGGCTTTTACAAGCAGATAAAGGAAGCAGCGCAAAGGTCGAAGCGGAAGTTACTGCTGACGCGGATTGAAAACTATGTGGGAGCCGGAATACCAGACTTACTTATTTGTGACGAGTTTGGTGTGTTTCATTTTGTGGAACTTAAATTTTTGACAAGTAACGGCGTTACCTTGCAGCCGTCACAAGTAGCGTGGTTATCCCGTCACCACCATAGCCCGTCATGGATATTGATAAAGAAGCAGAACAAGCCGACAGATGAGCCGGAAATGTTTTTGTATCCGGCCAGTGCCGCCGTTGATTTGAAAATGGACGGGCTGCAATCCGTCGAGCCGTTGCATCACCAAAAAGGCAAGTTTAACTGGGATGTGCTTTTTGACTTGATTTCTCCCACATAATCCTATATGTAGGGGCATCGTTAATTAACACGGGAGATTGCAAACTAATGTTTATATTTAGTCTTATTGGCCGGTTGTTGTATGGGCCGGATTGGGAGAAACATACACAAAAGCGGACGCGACATGTAAGCCGACGCCGCCGCCGTTAAAATTTTAGAAAATTAACCCCGTTGCCTTGACGGGGCTTTTTTTAACCCTTATATAAGAGATATCTCATAGAAACACGGGAGAGTGATTTACATGAAAAACCAAATAGAAAATTTAAGTTTTGATAATTTGGCCCTTTATGACGCCGTAGAGAAAATATCTAAAACGTCTAATGAAACCGAAATAAAAAATATTCTAAATGATTTGGGTTTTGCTGAGATAAAAAAATTAAAAGAGATTGTGGGGCGTGTTTCTAAATTGCGCCATATCGCAACCTGAATATTAGGCCCCGTCAATATATCTTGACGGGGTTTTGTTTTTTGTATATATGGGACAAAGCGCATTCAATTACGGGAGCTTTTGAAATGCTTAAAACTGTCAAAAATTCTACAGCCAATAAAACGGCGGGCTTGGCCGTTACATATAGAGCGGGCAAGGCTAACAATTTTGGAACATGTCCCGCCGATTGTAAGTTAAACGATAGCGGGCGCGGGTGCGGTGCCGGTCAAATAGATTTTGAATATTTGGACGCCGTATTAGATGCCAAGCCGCGCCGCGGGGAAAGCTTTACATATTCCCATTTTCACCCGTTATATTGGGCGCACAAATTGGCCCCAAATAAAACCACTATAAATTTTAGCGCCGACAATTTGGCGGAAGCCGTGCAAATTATGAAAGATAAATTTGCGCCGGTTGTCACCGTCGTAAAAAAATCATTTTGGAAAAATGGCAAAAACGCAATTGCCGACGGGGTGCGGGTTATACGTTGTCCTGCCGAATATTTAGAAAATTTAGGTTGCGTCAATTGCGGCGGGAAAGACGGCCCGTTATGCGCCCGCCTTAATCGTGATTTTATTGTCGGTTTTACTGGCCACGGGAATAGCAAAAAGAAAATAGAAAACGGCGAACGGGGCGGGTGTTATGCGGCGGGCGGGAATGTTGCTATTCATTGGCGGGCAACCGCCGGACAAGAGCAGCAAGAAACCGACGGGGACCGGTTGCGGGCATTTGTCAAAACGCTATCGCCCCGCGCTATTATCCGGCATCATGTAGCGGGGGATATTGGGGCCGAATAGAAATTTTAGAAAGTTTTAGTTGCATAATATCGCATAATCTGATACGACAATCACCGGCGGCGCGTTTTGCCCGCCGGTTTTTTAACAATTACGGGAAAATAAAACCATGAAATACAATCTTGAAAACGAAAAAAATTCACTTCAAAACCTACTTTTGAAAGTGCAAGATCAAGCCAGCCGTACCGCTGATTATTTGGCACCGACGCATGATTTGCAGAAAATCACGTCGGACAATGGGCGGCCGCAAGTGGTTATTGAGCAGCGCGGCGGGGAACCAACTAAAATTTTTGATATAAACGACGTGGCATTTACGCAAATTGCTGGCCATGCGGAAATAGACGCGAGAACAGCCCGCCGGTTGCAATCTGAATACTCACCGGAATTTGACGCGCTAATAAATGCAATCTGGCAAAAAAAGCCAGCCGTCCGGATGTTAAGAACCCACGCCGCCGAAATGGCCGCCGGTGATTATACGGGCGCGGCGGTATCCGACGGCTTATTGCGGGCTTTTGTTTCTGACAAGTTTAAGACGTTCGACAACGTAAACTTGATGGAAGCCGCATTACCTCAATTGATGGATAGCCCTTTGCAAGTTGTGACTGCCGACGTCACTGACAAGCGCTTATATTTGCGGTTGCGGTCATTAACCCAAACCGGCACGGGCGCTAGTGTCGGCGATATCATGGCCAATGGAATAGGGTTGCAAAATTCGGAAGTTGGCGCGGGCAGTGTGTCGGTTTATCAAATAGCTTGGACGTTGGCATGTTTGAACGGTATGCAAACCCAAAATAAAACGCGGTCATCACATATCACAAGCGCCCGTGATAGCGACGACTGGGGGCTTTTGTCCGACGCGGCAAAGGATGCTGATAACCACGCTCTAGAATTAAAAATTCGCGATTTAGTCGGCGTTTATTCCAGTCGTGATGCATTCGACGCCGTAATTGAGCAAATGAAACAAGCCGCCGCCGACGTGATCGACGGCGTGGCAGTGGAAAAAACAGCCGTTGTTGAAAATTTGGGTAAAGTTATGCAGCTAACCAAAAAAGAAACGTCCAGTGTATTGGACGGGCTTTTGAATACAATCGGTCAAGCCGGATATGAACAGGGCCAGCCGATAAGCCGCGCCACGTTGGTTAATGCCGTGACCGCCGTTGCGAATAAGGCCGACGCCGACGACGTCGACGCGTGGCAATTGCGAGGCGGGCAAGTACTCAACATGAAAGCCGCCGATTGGAACCGCGTTGCCGCCGTGGCCGCATAACCGGCCCGCATATATTCCACACGGGCCCCGCCGATTGGCGGGGCTTTTTTTATGGGGGTTTACTTTATATGGGATTTAGCCCATATTGTCGGGGACGGCCACCACAACGGCTGGCCGCATAACTACGGGAAAGAGAAAACCATGGAAAATCTAAACTTTGAAGCAAACGCAATTATTGATCCCCGCGACGCCGAAATAGCCGAATTGCGCCAGCAATTAGAACACGCTAACCGGCGCGATGCATTTAAGGCGGATCAGTTGGACCAGTTCGGTGACGCGATACTAGGCGTAATTGGCGATAAAGTGGAAGCCATTGCTGAAAGTGTAGCCGATAAAATGGTTGATGATCGGATTGTTGAAACCGTTACTGATTGTTTCGACATTTTTGAACATCAATCTGAGATCGAAACCATGATCGACGAACGGCTAGCCGAACGGCTTGGCGAGGAAATGACTAGCGACGAAAGCCGTGAAGCTATTGAAAGCCAAGTGCGTGAAGTGCTGGCCAGCGCAACCGTGTCTCTGGACATTTAAAAATGGCCGGTCAATTAATTAGGGCTTTGCGTGATATCCTAATTGGAACGCTGATTTGCTACGGGGTTATTTGCGTGATCGTAATATTAGCGATTTAAGCCCCAACAACGCCAACAACGCGCCCCGCTGGTACATTACCGGCGGGGCTTTTTTTATGCCCGCTCACTGGCCCGCGTTGCCGCATTAAAAGAGTTAATGAAGCCGCGCCATGCCCCGCGCTCTATTCTCCAAACTTACCGGCCCGTGGCCCGTGGCCAGTTGGCCGACGTCACCGGCCCGTCAATCGAGCAATCTGGACCACTGGCACCGGTCACCGGCCCGCTGCACAAATTCGGCCCGCAGCCGTAACAATACCGGCGCAGCGCGGCTCGTGGCCCGTGGCTAGGGGCCCCTGCGTATCGGGTCAAAATCCGCAGAAAACCGCCAAAAATCCGCGATTTTCGCGCCGCCGCCCACGGCGTGGCTGACGCTAGCTAGGGCCATGTTTCTCGCAAATATTTACGTAAAAAATGATATGGGTTGTTAACTGCCTAATTATTGTGCATATTTGTGCACATATTTTATGCAGTTAGGGGCCCCCTATGGATGTGTCTGATCAAGAG